TGAATAGTTCCAGGAAACAATAAGGCTGATCACCATCGGCGGCATCCACAAGGGCATCCATGAAGGAATCTGAACCGATCAGGAAGGCATCAGCCCCACCGCCGCCGCCGCTTTGCCCTGGAAGTCCATATTTCCAATCTTCACCCATGTAATCCATAGGTGCCATATCAACGGAAACATCAAAACTCCACCCGATCAAATAGCCAACCTTTTCCAAGGCCACGGCCCTTGGAATGTAATCCCCGGTAACTGTAACAACACCCACATTTGCATCAAAGGTTGCCTTGCCCCGAACATAATCGATGATCAGAACATTGGCCCCCCCGTCATCCGTAAATGTTGGGGGGTTATTAGGATCTAATATTCTCATTAAGGCATCCGTGATTTGGGCGGTTGCCCCGGATTCCGTGGTGGCTTCTGAATATAATTTTCCCGGAATCCATTTATCCCCCAGGGTGTGCCCGGTGGTGGCGGCAAAAGTGATTGCAAGTGTTCCGTTGGCCCCTGCTAAGTTTTGTGATGCCCCGGTGATTGCAACCCCGGTGGTATATGCACCGCCATTTTCCCGCCATTTGAAGGTATCCGGTGTGCCTTCAGCATCAATTTCAATTTCAAAATATGATGTATCTGAACCGGAAGAATAGGCCCCAATGGTTAGATCATTCAGACCGGCCCCGATGAAGTTATTGGGCCTTTGTCTATACATTGCCCCTTTTTTTCCATGTGTGGGGCTTGTAGGGCTTCCCATATCACCACCCCCTTTTATGCGGAATCAGTCAAGGTCAATGCACCATCACCCTGAAAGGAAAAGGTGCAACTTACTTTCCCTGCCACCGTTGGATTCATGGAAAACCCGGTGATGTAAATATTCCCGGTGAAGGCATTGGTTGCACCATCCAGAAGGAATTTCACATCCGTTAATTTAACCCCAGGTGTGGAAGCAATGATATTATCCATGAAGGCTTTTTGTTCCGTGTTCCCCGCCACAAAATGGCAAACAAAGGAACCGTTCCACCCGGCTTGACCGGGCAATGCTTCCTTCCAATCCTGGCCCTGCCTGGAAATATCATCCATATCCAATGATACATCCAAAGACCATCCTTCCGTGTATTCTGTTGCCACATTGTTTTTTTCCACCCGGCAAGCCTTGCCGTGAAATGGAACTGTATTATAAGCCATGATTAATCCCCCTTGTTTATGGGTTCCTGGCAACAAAAAAAGGGCAAATGTAAGTGATGTAGGCACCTACATTGCCCCTTTTTTGCTTCTTGCGATCATCCCATTGGCCTATGGGATTAGCCCAAATTTTTATTTATGTTGATTCGATCCTTTGCTTGGTTGTTTTTTCTTCCGGGCCTTCTTCTTGGCTTCCGGGATCTACATGGAAGCAACCACCTTCTTTTCCAGATCCAGGATTTCAATCAGGCACTTGGGGCAAGTGATGCATTCAGCATTAGCATTTTCTTTTAGGCCCCGAATACAATCCCCCTTCAATGTGCATGATAACCGTGAAGGTGCCCGGTATGGTTTAATTTTTGGATTCATTTGAACCCCCTTTATGCGAAAGAATCATCCCCCTGGTATTGCGGGATATCCATCATGAATTCCATCCCCGCAACAAAGGCGGGAAAGTGTTCAATTGTTTCATATTCAACTTCAAGTGATGATATGGTTAAATTGGTTCCCAGGGTTGCCCCGGTAATTGCGGTTTCAACCAACTTCCTGAAGGCTTCCAGGTTATCAACCCCGGCATATTCCGTTAAGGGCACAAGATCCGCCGTTTGAACATAAGCCGCCGCCTTTGAATCAGGATCAGCCCCATCAGCAAGCCGAACATAAACAGTTGAATAACCCAGGGTATCATTATCACCATAATCATATTGCCCGGCGGCAAGGCTTCCCAATGTGCCTTCAGTCATTGCCACCGTGTTTTCTTCAACCCCATCCGGTTCATTCAAGGATGGATCACCGCCACCGGAAAGTTCACAATAAAATTCATCGGTGCCGTTCCCGGATGCAGTCCATTTATAAGTTGCATTAACCAGGGAATCATTGATTTCAATAGTTGATGCGGTTTTTGTCTTATCGATGATCCCCACAACCACGCCAATTCCATGAAGTATTTCTGTTTGATCTTCCCCGGCGGTTTTGGTGATGGGAAATACATGAACAATTGGATAATCGGTGCTTGCCGGGGGTTCTTGTTCATCAAGACCCTTATAAACATTATGGGCCTGGGAATAATTTGCCCGGCACCATGAATTGATTGCCGATGAAGAAGTTAAGGCATCCCGGATGTTATTTATCAGGGTTGTTATGTTCATATTCTTTCACCCTTCATCCTTCTTTCCCAATTAGTGATGATGTTCTTTTGGGCCTGGGCTTTGTTTGCATTCCAAAACGGATCAATTACAGGCCGGGCGGGAAGTACAGTTGAAAAAGTTTCCCGCTTTAAAAAAAAGAACTTTGCGGCGGTTGATCCCCGCTTTTTCAGGATGCCCCCAACCCTTGCGGATTCCCGCCCAAACTTTTTCCGCCATGCGGATTGAATCACCCTTGTTCCACCGGTTTGAAGGAAGGCAAGCAGTTTCTTCCACCCCCCTTTCCGCATTTTTGGATGAACAAAACCAACTTCAACATTCATCAGCTTTCCACCTTGCCGGGTGGTTCTGTATCTAACAAGGTGGGCAATAGCGGCAAGGGGCTTCCGGGCATTTTTCTTCAATTTCCCGGTTTTGGTACGCCGGGCAATTTGCGATAATGGGGCCAACTTTTGACCACCGGGCCGGGCATCATACAGATCAGCCCTTAATTCTTTTGAAAGCCTGAAGCCTTCAACCTTTGCGGCAACCTGGGCGGCTTTTGTTCGTTTCTTTTCAACCTGATCCAAATGTTTATTGAAGTGTTGAAAGTTCTTCCAAACTAATGCAACCGCCTTAGTCATATGATGGGCCTTTCATCCCGGAACACGGCACATTGCCATTCACCGGCAAAATCCTGAAGTTCACGGATTTCCTTCACCCCTTCCGGTTTGATAAGCCATTCCTGGCTTCCCACCGTGAATTTATCACGGTATCCAGGGCGGGAAGATATTTCGGATTGTTGAACCATGATTTGGGCTTCATGCCGGGATGATCCCCCGGATTCCACCCGATCAGGGTTTTCTTCAATCAAGATTGTAACCGAAACATCAGCCCCGCCATCCGGGGTATATGTTGCAGATACCCCGAAAAAATCATAATGATCAGAAGCCAAGGTCATTTTCAGCCCCAATTATTGTTTTTTAGCCGGGGCCTTCTTTGCGGCCTTTTTCCGGGAACGGTCAAGGGATCTGATCCGCAATTTTGCCGGGGGCTTTTTTACCGGGGAAACAAACATTGATTCACCCCTTGTCATGGAATCACGCTTGATGGTTTCCCCTACTTTGAATTGAACCGGGTTTATAATTTCATAAACCCCGGCCCCGGCATCATCGAGTTTAACCGGCTTCAGGTTGTGCTTCCGCCGTTTGGCTTGATTAGCAGAAAGGCCAATCAAACCGCCGGCAAAAGAAACAATTTTTTCAACTTTGTATTCTTCCACGATTTTCCTTCCTTTCGGTTTATGTCATGGTTACGAAACAAGCCATTTGCCACAAGCCGTAACCGACATTTCTCCAGGCATCCACGCCAACCTGAACGGCATCATTGTCAAATGCATATTCCGAATCAAGCCACTTCATTTTCAATTCGGGATCTGTTTCACTTTGCCGAATCAGGGGCTTCATTTCAGAATCGGTTCTGAACACGGCAAATTCATCAGTCCAATCAGAAAGCCGAACATTAGGAACCGCCCGGATATTGAAGCCGCCTTCTTTCTGAAGGGCGTTTAAGGCGGATTGAGTTTCCGCCACCTGGATGGGTGTTGATACAGCCTGAAGGGCCGTGTTCCAAAGGACTAATGGAGTCATAACAAGAAACTCCCTGGCATCTTCATTCATCGGTTCACCCTGATCATCCTTGAAGCCACAAATGGCTTCAATTGCCTTGACAATGGAAAATTGCATTTCAGCAACCGCCGGGGCGGTTACGGTTCCCGCCGTGGCAACCGGCAATTCAGAAATATCAACCGTGATATCATTGTCCTGGGTTCCAGAATCCCCTTCAGAATGATCCGTATCAAAGAAAAACTGCCCATCATAACAAGCCGTGGCGGCGGCATTGAGAATCAAAGTTGAAAGCAAGGAAGCCCAATGGGATAACGATCTTCGGGCCATTTCCCGAATCCGCACCATTACTTGACCGGTTTTATCCCGCCGCAAATCACGGATAAGGATATCAATGGTGCTTTCATAGTGCTTGTTTCGGATGGTGAAGGAATCTTCACGCAACCCCTTTGCACTCCGCCCACCTAACCATTCACGGAATGCGGGAACCTGGCCCAACCAGGCATATTCTTCCGATGCCTGATCCGAACCGAACATATTGGAAATGAGATTTACCCACCCTGCACCGGCATCCGCCGCAAGGGTTTTGAAATATTCCCCAATAATTTGTCTTTGGGTTATTTTGTCCATTTTTTATTCCCCCTGTATTTATATTTAAAAGTTGATTTTATGTTTTAATCACACTTCAGGTTTTATTCCTTAACCCAGGTGCCCACCATCTTGTCAGAAATCCACCCGGTGGCATCACCATATGAAAGATCAACATAATCCCCCCGGCGGGATGTGGCCTTGGTAAGGATCAGATCCTTATCATCCACGGAAGTCATATCAGGCCCCGCAATACCATCATTGGCATTAGGTGAAATGGTGATGATGGAAACCCCATATGCGGCACCGTTGGCAATGCGGAAGGAAAGCCCTTCAACGGCAAGCAAAGTGAAAGCCTTGGCATCCGTGGTGTTTTGAAACAGCTTGCCGCCATCTTCAGCATCAAGGGTTTTGTTGTCTGAAATGGTTTCTGCAAGCAATCCTTCATGGGGATCTTTGAACAGATCCACATCATATTCGACTTCCGCAACACCGGCGGAAACATACCGGGAAACAAAGCCGATAAAAACGGCGGATGCTTTAAGGAACTGAAAGGCATTATCATCGGTGGCATAAACCGGTTGGCCCACATCGGTGATCACGGCCCCGGTTACGGAAAGTGTTACCCTTCCACGTTTCCGAACTTCCACATCTATTGCCGCCGCCGAACCGGCGGAATTGTCAGCTTGCTTTTCGCAAAAGCCAACAAACTTATCGGCGGAAGTTAAGGGCCGGGCATGACCCGATGCATCCACAAGGCCAACCGCCGAACCCGCATAAATAATATCCGATGCAACCACCGGAAAATTGTTAACATCCCCCTGGCTGTAAGCCCTTGGGGTATCTTTCGCTAAAGTAGTCATTTTTATTCCCCCTTATCGATTTTTTGATTATTGTTATTCTTTCGCACCGTGAATTTTCACTTTGCCGCCTTCAATTGCTTTTTCGGCGGCAA